GAAATGAACCCTTGAATCCTTATATTCTATTCTATAATATTTCTATACTTAAATTAACAAACAATATTCAAGAGGTGTAAAAATGGCTGAAGGAATTAGATTGAAAGCCAAACGAAAACCTGTCAAAAAGTTTTCAAAAGAAGCTTCTGAGGAAGAGGCTAAACCGAAACCAAAAAAGAAGATGGCTAAAAAAATTGAAGACGATGATAAATTAGATTTACTATATAATGGCTTAGACCTTGATGAAATGAGTTCTGAGGACTTAGATGACGAGGCTAAAAAATCATTGATACGATCAAGAACCGCACAAGCTGAGAAGCAACAACGATTAAATCAAATTGCTGAAGGTAAATTAGTTGAGCGTAAAGATGTGATTGAGGTTATTAAAACGATAACTTTCGGAGCAGTTGAAATCCTTGACTTATTCCCAGACCAAGTCGGGCCACTCGTGCACAAAAAGACACCTAAGCAAATCAGAGATAAGTTAGTTAAGAGTGTAGATAAAGTAAAAATGAAATTCATAAATTTATTAATGGAGTTTGATGATGATTAAATTATTAAAAGGCGATTGCTTGGAACTAATGAAAGACATTGAAAGTGGTTCAATAGATGCGATTATAACAGACCCCCCATATGGAACGACAGCCTGTAAATGGGATTCAGTAATAGATTTTGATTTGATGTGGGAACAACTAAACAGAATCATAAAACCTAATGGAGCAATAGTATTATTTGGGAGTGAGCCGTTTAGTAGTGCTTTAAGAATGAGTAATATCAAGAAATATAAATATGATTGGGTATGGAAAAAACCAAAAGGTACGGGGCATTTAAACGCCAAAAGGATGCCTATGAATGATTTTGAAAACATAAGTATATTCTATAAAAAACAATGTTTGTACAATCCTCAATTTACTTATGGAGTGCCTTATAAAGCTAAAAGCGGTAAGGGTAGTTTTGACGGGTACGGCAAAGACAATAGAAAGGGGAATAATTCTGACGGTAGGCGATACCCTAAAAGAGTATTAAATTTCAATGTTGTCGAAAGAAATACAGTGCACCCAACCCAAAAACCAATCGCACTCATGGAATACCTAATTAAAACCTACACAAACGAAGGAGAAACCGTTCTAGATTTCACAATGGGAAGTGGTAGTACTGGAGTAGCTTGTAAGAACACAAACAGAAACTTCATAGGTATTGAGCAAGATGAAAAATATTTTGAAATTGCAGTAAAAAGAATAGAGGAAGCACGCTGTGAGTAAAGTAAATTGCCACAATTGCTCAAAGTCTGCAACTCACAAAGGGTATTGCTATAATCATTACATGGTGGATTATAGAAGACGAAAAAACGCTGAAGAGCTTAATGATAAGATTGAAAAAGCCTCTTTTGTTTCTGAGTTAAAAAGAAATTTAATGCCGATTTTTGAAAGTCAAACAGATGAGAAAATCTCAGAATGGAGTTCAAGAACAATCAAGCTACCAGATGGTGAAGGAGCACAAGGTTCAAGCTCTCCAGATTGGTCAATCTCTCCAGAGATGGTTGAAATATTAGAGTTCGTAAAAGACCCAGATGTTAAAGAAATCTATTTAATGTTCAGTTCACAAAGTTCGAAATCCCTCACAATGTTTGTAATACTTTCTTGGTTCGTAGCTGTAAGGCGAGTGAATGGAATGTTTGTCGCTCCTTCAGTAAGACTATTCAAGCGACTTAAAAGAAGGTTATCACTTATCTTTGAGGCTTCAGATATAGGATTCAATAAAGATTTATCTGGTGATGACTTTTTTAAGTTTGGTCATAATTTCATTAATATGGCCTTGGGTACTTCGGCCGATTCACTTGCAGAACAACCAGCCGATTTCGTTGGAATGGATGAAATAGACGAGATTCCAGAGCAAGTTTTAAACCCTGTTCAGCTAGCTAGGTCACGAATGAGAACCAAGAATAATTCTAAATTAATTCTAAGCTCCACTCCTAAAAAGTTGACAGGTCGTGGGGGAATCTTAGATTATTATGATAATTCTAAAAAGTATGTTCTAATTATGGAGTGCCCACATTGTAAAGATTGGTCACACTTTACAGATGAACACATTCAAGCACCGAAGGAAGCCACTTATAAGGAAATCGCTTTTGAGGGTTTAGGATATGCAGTTTGTCCAGAGAACGGATGCCAAATTTCAGACGAGTACCACGATGATATGGTTCAGTCTCAAAAATGGAAGTGTTTAAATCCAGACGAACCGCCAACATATATTGGATTTTACAAGCCAGTTTGGAACACTATTTTTGAGGATTGGTCAAGTGTAGCAAGTGAGCGTTTAAAGACTGAAGCAGAGGGGGAAAACTCACACAAGGACTTTTTCAACTCTTGGTGTGCTAAACCGATTGATTTGTCTGCAAGGATGGTAGACCTAGAAGAGAATGATTGGAAACTAGAGAAATATAAACGTGGTCAAATTCCAGAAGATGTAAAAGCGTTAACAATGGGTGTGGACTTAGGAGTTGATTTGGCTTGGTACACTTTAGTCGGTTGGGCTGAAAATGGTAAATGTTACCAAATTATTGAAGGTTCTATATCTTGGGATGATAGAGATTTCACAATGATTGAAAAAGGCATTGAGGATGTAGTGACACAAATTGGAACTAAATACAAATTCCTTGGAAGTGGTCATTGTCCTAAACTTGTTAGAGTGATGTTTGATTCTGGATATAGTACGCCAAATGTTTACGACTTTTGTAGAAGAAACCCTTTATTCTTTCCGATAAAAGGTAAAGAACCACTTGTTAAAGCTTGGACAATTTCAAAAGCCGACCCGAATAAAAAGTATGGCAAGAAATCAAAAGGTGTTAATCTCTACATTATTAAATCTTACTATTGGCAAAACATACTTGATGGAATGCTCCAAAGGGATGCAGATAGCCCCAATTCTTTCAATGTCCCCTTTGATGTTCATCATAGATATATCACCCACATGAATGGAGAGATAAGAAGAATCAAGATTGATAAGACAGGGCAACAAGTAGAGGTTTGGGAAAAGCCCCACAAAATGAAAAAGAATGATTTAAGAGATGCTACTATCTATGCGATTGTTGGTGGTCACATTGAAAGGCTAAATGAAATTTCCTTAGGTGGTGAAAACTTATCAACAAACACCAGACGAACAATTCAAACTGCAAGCAAAACGCAAAGCACACAAAGAAGAACTATTTCGCAAAATAGGAGAAGATAAAATAATTTGCTCTATTTCCTACTATTTATGTATTTTTATAGTATGGCAAATAAAACTTGGACTACTTTTGTAGCGGAATTAGAACAAAAGATTTTTCAGAGTACAACAGACGGCTCATGGAAAACACTATCAGTTTCAAATATTGATGGTGTTTCACAAAGCTTCAGCTCGATGGAAGAACTTTTGAAAACATTGGAACTTGCAAAAGCTCAAGCACAGATAGAGGACGGGGCTGTTAATCGCTCTAATTATCGTCCAATGCGTTTGAGGAATAGGACTTCTAGGATATGATTAATGAAGGCACGAGCAGAAGACCTTACAAGTCAGCGAGGCAAAATCTGGAATATGGTGGAATACCTTCGTCAAGATTTGGTGAAGATTTTCTTTTAGGTGGTAGCTTCGGCAGTCAGTACTATGATATAGTAGATAACTGCATGGACTTATCACGAAATACATCTATTGGTAAGGCTATAATCGGTGCATTTGAAGATTATGTGGGTGGCTCTGGGTTGACTCCTGTTGTTGCTGGGTCTGAAATTGGCAAGAAAGTCTTTAATAATTGGGCTAAATCTTACGTTAATGTAGAAGAAACTAAAGACTTAAATCAAGTTCTTAGAGATTTGATAGTTAATTCGGCAAGTTCTGGCGATGTTTTGATAACAACGCCTGTAAATCCAGATGCTTCTAGTGGTGAAGTTGGGCTTAGAGTTGAGTTAACCTCTGGATCAAGAGTGAAAACACCAACGGAATATAAGCAAGGCGAAAAAGACATCTTTGGCAATAGTGTTAAGTTCGGTGTGGCTTTCAAAAATGGTAGAGAAGTTGGCTATTATGTCCAAAACTTAATTGAAACTAGCTCAACAATGTCAAGAGCTTTAGAAGATTTTACTTTTATTCCGCGATTTGATAAAGAAACGGGACGTTTTAATGCGTTACTTTTTAGAAACCCAAGTGGGATGCTTGCGGAACAAACTAGGGCTTTGCCTGTTGTGTTCCCCGTCGTTCAAGAAATTAGAGATTTATCTGAACTTTGGGATTCAGCTATTACAGGTGCAAGAAATAAAAATCACCTTTCTGTGGTTGTTCAATCGGATTCTGTAAGCGATGTATATAGCGGTGCTGGTGGAATCAATGAGGACGGCTCTCAAAAAGAGGGGGCAATTGCTGGTGAAATCATTGGTGATTTGGTAGATGGTGCGATAATGACAATGCCAGAAGGTACCGCTGTGAGCACTATTAATTCAAGTGGTATGATTGATTTAGATGCTTTGTTTATGCGTTCTAATCGCTACCTTTGTGCTGGTATTGGGACACCTGTTGAGATACTAATGAAAGATTTTAGCCAAACTAATTTTAGTTCCGGTAAACTTGCGATGGATTCTTGGTTTAGAAAAACCGAAGTTTGGACAAATAAAATCAGTGATATTTGGGTTTTACTTTATAAGCTTGTAAATATTGAAGCATCTTTGAAAGGCTTTGGAATTCCATTTACTGAACTTAATGAAGATACTTTGGCAGTTGAATTTGTTGGTGCTCAAAACTATGTAGATTCCGACCCTTTAAAAGGTTCAAAAGCAGAAGCTACTAGAATTGGAACAAACATTACGACAGCTACACAAGAGCTTGGTAGAAGAGGGATGACATACGAACAAGTAGTTTTGCAGAAAGCGAACGAGTATAAAACGTGTCAAATGATAGCAGAACTTGAAAATGTTCCAATTGATTCATTAATAGCTGACTCTACTTTTGATAAAAAAGTTATATTAACAGCAGAAGAAGAAGGCGAGGAGATAACAAAATGAATACGCTTTTAATGTATAGTGAAATTGGTGGAATGTTTGGAACTTCTTCAGAAGAGGTTGCTAGCTTTCTACAACAGAATAAAGATGAGGCAGTTGAAATTAGAATCAATTCGGTTGGTGGGTATATCACTGAAGGGATAGCCATCTACAACTTACTGAAGAATCATCAAGGCGAAGTTAATATCGTTATTGATTCGCTGTGTGCCTCTATTGCGACGATTGTTGCTTTAGGTGGGGATAATATTAGAATGGGTCTAGGTGGCTTATTTATGATACATAATCCTTGGGCGATGGTTGGTGGTGATTCAGCAGACTTTAGAAAAGAAGCTGACCTTCTGGATAAAATGAAAAGTCAATTAGTATCAATCTATATGACTAAATTCAACGGAACAGAAGAGCAAATAATTAATATGATGGATTCGGAGACTTGGCTATCTGATAAGGAAGCAATGGGTTTTGGATTTGTCAATACAATAGAGCAAGACTTAAAAATGTCGGCTTCTATTAAATATGATTTATCAAAGTATTTTAATTCAAAGGGGGCTGTGATGGCTGAAGAAAAACCAGAGGTGAAAACCGAAGAGGAAGTTAATGCAGTGGAAGTTGATGAAACTCCTGTTGCAATTGACGAACCAAAAGAAGAAGAAATTCCAAAAGTAGAAGAGGAAGAAGCGAAGAATTCAGAGGATAAAATCGCTAATCTAATTCAAGCTGGAGTGGATAAAGAATTTAACCGCAGGGAGCAAATTTCAAATCTTGCTTTTAGTGGTCAAGCTTCTTTAGTTAAAGACTTGATTAATGAAAACGCAACAATTGAACAAGCTTCAATGCGTATCATCATGAATCAAAAAGAGCTTTCTTTATCAGTTCCACAAGCGAAAGCAGAAGAGGCCACTCCAGCCCATATTCTGAACAAGCTTAACACAAGTGCTCCTAAAGCATTAAACGAGGGTGGAGCTTCTGAAGCTGTGACTCTTGATAGTCTTAAAATGCAGTATGCAAAATCAACAGATTCAAAACAACGAACTTCAATAGTTCAACAAATGTCAGCACTTAAAAAAACAATTGCTAAATAGCAATAAGGGGATAAAAAATGGCTACAACTATCAGTAATGCGGATATCGCACTTTTAGCACAGGAAGCAATTGAGGCAAATTTTGTTGAAATTGAAGGTCTTAAAGTATTTAGCACAGAGTTAAAAACTGAAGGAATGATTGAAGGCGATCAAGTCAAAGTTCCTGTTTATGGAAAAACGACAGCGGTTGACTTTGATAGAGCATCGCAGAATTATGGCGATTCACAAGCACAGACGGTTGCGTTTAAATCTGTAATTCTAAACCAATTTTTCAAATCTACATTTGCACTTACAGATGACGATGTTGTAAAAGTTGATATGTCAAAAGTGATGATGGCCAATGCTGAGGCCGTTGTTGAAAAAGCCACTACTTATGTATATGGATTGATTACCGCAACAAACTTCCCATCTACTCCAATTGTAAATGTGGTTCCTGCTTCTTTTGATTCTGACTCAGTCATTGACTTGTCAAAATATGCGACTGAAAACGGATTCATGAGAAAAAATAAAGTACTTGTTTTAAATAACAACTTTGCGACTTCACTTAAAAAAGACCCAGCTCTTAAAGATGCTTCTGCAAGTGGTTCAGATGCTACACTTAGAGAAGGTCAAATTGGTAAACTAGCTGGATTTGACCCAATTCTAGAAAGTTCAATCCTTCCAGAAAATGCTGAAGACCTAGCTGGTTTTATCACAGATGGCACAGCAATTGCAATTGCTTCTGCTCCTGTTCAAGTTGAATCAACAGGCCAAACAACTACATTTTCTGAAAACTTCACAGAGCCTAGAACAGGTCTTACAATGAATTTCCGTATCTTTTACGATAATGACACGGGAACTCATAAAGGCACTTATTCTATGTTATTTGGTGCGGTTGTAACAAGAGCTGAGTCTTTAAACAGAATCACGGACGCAACAGTTTAAATTTTAAATTTGTTGTAGATATTAGCCTCTTCCTAAATTAGGGGAGGGGCTTTTTTTATAAAGGGAATTATTATGAGAATAGCAGTTTTAGTAGCATTTAATCAAATCACTTTTAAGAATGAGCCTATCGCCTCTGGTGATCCTATGTCAATGAAAGCACTTGCTAAAGAGTACGCTTTAGGCACAAAGAAAATTGAAGGCTATAACCAAGTTAAGTATTTTGAGCAAACGTATCGTACTTGGAAGATTAGCAAAAAAGCAGAAGTTGAAATAGAAGCAAAGAAACCAAAAAAGAATAAAACGAAATAATACTGAGGGAGTGTTCAATGGCCAAGACGAAAATAAAAAGTAACATTCCCTCAGTCGTTCGGAAGATTGACAAAGATTTATTGGAGATTCAAAAAACTATTGGATCAAGTACGGCCGACATTCTTAATTTTGCAATGCTTGACATTCAAAGAAAGGGCGTTCAAGATGGTAAGAACTCAAATATTAAACCTAGGAACCATAATAAATTTGTTATTTATGGTGCTATTGCTGGCGGTAATCGTGCCTCTAAATCTCGCCCTAATGTTATGGCATACAATAAAAATAAAGTTGTAGAGCGTAAAGGAAATATTGCACAGGCGTTTAAACAAATAAAATTCACTATAAGTAATCGTTTTTCCAAAACTCTAGTGAAGGGGACTAACGGCTTTGTTGATGTAGAAATTAAACGTACAGGCTCAAAAGAGAATCCAAAAGGCCAAATCGCTCATTTAAAATGGGGGGGGAAAATAGGGGATTTACTAGGGATGCTCAACTTTGGTGGAAATAGCAAGGGAACCCGAACAATAAAGCTTGAGAATTCCAAGGGCAAAATAACGAACGCCAAGATTGGGCAAAGAGCAATTGTCTATAATGGCCTTCAGAGAGCTATGAGGCGTTGGAATAAATATGTGCAATACAAACTCACAGGAACGATTAATAAAAGGAATAAGGCTAAAAAATGATAAGAAGAAACGAGATTATTGTAGAAGAGGTTATTTCAAAAGGTCAGAATATTATGGAATCTACTTTGATTGATTGTAAGATTGAAAAAGGTGCACTTATTCAAAACTCTGTAATCATTGTAGATGGGGAGAAAGTTTCTCTTGATTGTCCTTGCTTAGAGATAGATATTGAGGGTGCTGTTGATAGCTATTTAGAGGACTTAGAGGCCTCAGAGCATGAATGATAAGATTGCTTTAATAGTCGCTGATTTAGGTGCTATAATGGGTGCTGTAACAATTGCAAATGGATATAATAACAACGTTGTGGAGGTTGATTATGGCGTAACAAACTACGACCAAAACACTTTTGAGGATGTGTCCTACCCAAGAATAAATATTATTTGCAATAATGTTACCATTCCAGAGTATTCAACAACGGCCTCACAGGTTCAAGTTGAGGTTAAAATAAGTGGATATTTGAGAAAAGAAAAAGATATTGAAACCGATTTAGCAAGCTACCAAGAGAGCTTGGGTTGGGCTAATGATATGAGAAAAGCAATTGATACTTGGCTTAAGCAAATTCCAGAAGCTATTGATTGTGATTTAATAGATAACCAAATTAATCAAACAATAGGTTTCCCGATGACTCTTTTGACTTGTTCTAATGAGTTTGGACTTATATTTGATGAATGTTACTAACAACAAAAAAAGGATATAAAAATGGCACAATCAAAAGATTTTTCACAAGAGTTCGCAATTGTCAAAGCGGTTGGAAATACACCAACAACGGCCGAGTTATATGGTGGGGCGACAATTCCAGCGGTCGGTGTTGGCTCAAAAGTTCGTTGGGATGAAATGGAAATCACAGACACCCCAGAGAAGTATAAAGACATTGGTTCAACAGGAAATCAATTTACAAAAAATGATATTGTTTCGGCTGTTCCTGTTTCATGGAGTGGTAAAACTGACGTTTTTGTTGATAACACTTTAACGGAAATCGGTTGTTCATTCGGTTTTGAAGAGCTATCTGGCCCTATTGCTTATGGTGTTGGTTTGAATTCTCACCTAATCAGTTTAGATCCACTTGGAAAAGACCAAAAAGCATATTCGACAGCGGAAGCGAATGATGCGACCGCAAACTTGAATTTTGCCCCAGCCTATAACGCTTCAGATATGAAAAACACATTTATTCGTTTATTTGATTCCGTTGGGCCGTCCGATGACTCAGCGGAAAACTGTTCAATTGCTTCTTTTAAACTTAGCTGTGAATCTAAGAATCCACTGAAACTTGAGATGAGTGGTAGTGGTGAACGTATGGTAAGGGATGAGGCAAAAGCACAAAGCCCAAATCTAACAGATAGAGTAGGCTGTGAAGAAGGTCGCTTGTTCATGCGACATTGTACCGCAATTGTAGGTGAAATTGGTGGGGCTGAAAGCACTCTTTCAATCATGTCTTTTGAAGTTGGTGTGGAAATGGGTCAAGCTGAAGACTTGTTCACCTCTGGGACTTCTAATGGTGGTCTTTCAAGAGCTGAGCCAGTTAGTACAGGCGAGCAAGTTGTAAGTGGCTCAATGGTGATTAACAAGCATGACACAATCAAGTGGAGTGAGTACGCTGAAAACGACACAAAACTTTATTTAAAATTTGATTTTACCGTAGGCCTAAAAAGATTTATTCTTTGCTTGCCTCTAATTAATATCAAAGAAGCTCCATTCGAGTTGGGTGATGGTTCTAAAATCAATGTTTCTTTTGAAGCTCACATTCCTTGTGATGCAGACCCATTTACGGCAGAGCGTTCAGTAAGTGGCACAGAACAGGCTTTGACATACCCAGAAACTCCGATTTATTTAGTTTGGGCTAATGGAAATGACAACAATATTCTAAGACAAGAGGATTAAAACCTTCTTACTTTAGTTAAAAAAAAGAATCTTGGGATATTCCTTGGATTCTTTTTTTATATTCAAGAGAAACAAGGGAGTTTTTATGAGTTTAAATTTTGCTATAAAAGGTGCTGTTTTTCAGTACGACGATGAGACGAGCTTTCATTTTAAAAGGGTGTCAAGATTATTAATTACACAATGGGAAATGAAAAAATCTGTCATTGGGAACAGGTCAAAAGAGGAAAAGTTAGAATTTTCAAAACGAGCAACAGAGGGTATTTCAAATTGGGAGTATTTTAGTGGAGATGAAAAAGCCGATATTATCGCAATGAGTTCTGAATTTTGTTTAGACTTTGCCGAGGATGTAAAAGGATTGGTTAATGAAGATAAAGAAGCTTTGATTTATAAAGAATTTTCCAAGGACGAACAGATGCGTTTTTGGGATGAAATGCAAGAGGTACCGAAATTCATGGATTGGCTTGTTAAATACAAGGCTGGAGGGGAAAAAAAATCTGCACCAATGGCTTAAAGCTGTCGATTATGGGTTTGAGCCGTCCTCCTGTTCCTCTTGCAGATATGCTAGAAGCGAGAAGGAGGATTTAATTGAGGGAGAAGTTCAATGTGAAAGCAAAATTGGACATTGTAAATATTTTAACCAATTAACGCCAGCGATTAGAGAAAGAGAGGGTTTTACAGGCAATCCTTTAAATCATTTAAACGCTGGCGGTTTAGAAACCTTTGAAATTTTATCCTCTAAATTGGCTGTTCTTTCTAGCTTAGATGGTGAGCGTTTACAAACTTTTGACTTTTATTCAAGCCTTGCTGGTACTTCAGATATAGAAGAGGAGGAATTTCAATCACTTTTAGCCCTTAAATTAAGTTATATTAGAAGTAGGCAGATAGAGGAAAGAATAAAGGTAACAAGGGGTTAAAATGGCTTTAGAGTTTCAAATAGTTGTAGACGATAAAGGCTCCGCAAAAGTCAAAAAGTTTTCAAAAAATGTTAAAAATTCGGGAAATGCTTCGGAAAAGGCTTCAAAAGCTTTAAAAATATTCGGTGCTGGAATGGGTATAGCTGGTGCTGGTGCCGTTGGTGCCTCTGTTGCTGTTTTCAATATGGCAAAACAGGTTGCGGAAGCCCAAGATAAGATTACTAAAATGGGGCGTGAACTTGGTGTTTCCACAGAGTTTCTATCATCAATGCAATTTTCAGCGAAGCTCGCTGGAACATCCTTAGATGTCGTAGACAAAGGCTTGTCAAAGATGGCAAGAACGGCTCAAGATGCCCAAAATGGCTCAGCAACGGCTTCTAGGGCGTTTACTGACTTAGGTTTAGCCGTAAAAAATCAAGATGGAACCTTTAAAGAATCGGACGAGCTTCTTTTAGAGATTTCCGATAAGTTTAAAGATATGCCAAATGGTGTTTTGAAAACTGCAAAAGCTCAAGAAATATTCGGTAAATCTGGAAAACAAATGATTAATTTACTTAATCAAGGTTCAGACGCTTTAAAAAATCAAGCAGATGAGGCCGAAAATTTAGGGTTAACATTTAGCCAAGAGGCTGGTGAAAACGCTGAGGCTTTCAATGATCAATTATTAAGAATAGAAGAAACTTTTTCTGGGCTATCTCAAGAGGTAGGGCAAGAAATAATTCCTATTTTAACAGACCTTTTTGACGATATTTTAAAAGGTGTAGAAATAGCTAGACCAGCAATCACATCTTTTTTCACAAATATGGTCGGAGCTATTGAGGTAGTGGCAGAAGAGTTATCTGAATTTGTTTTGGGTTGGTCGCAAATAGCAAAAGAAGTAAATGACTTTTTTGGAGAAGATAAAAAGCTAAACGTAATGATTACTCCAGAGGGACAGGCTAGGCTTGATAGGTTAGCGAAAAAGGAGAAGGAGGAAGAAAAAAGAAAAAAGAAGGTGGAAAAGCAAGCGAAAACTAATGAAAAATTAGCACAACAAAGACAGTTAAAAGCTAATAACGATGCAGAAGCC